CCTCTGGATGCATCGCTTTGCATCGCGGGGGACAACGCGCGGGGTGAAGCGCACCCTAGAGGACTCGAACCTCTAACCTTCGGTTCCGTAGACCGATGCTCTACCTAGCCAGTCCTTCCGCTGGCGGGGGGAACAACGTTGATTGACCTGGAGCACAGTCGAACTATCATGGACCCCCAGCGGTCCCGCTGGGTGGCGGGTGCCGGATAGCATTGACCGATTCGAGGGGGAGATATGGACCGTCCAGGTTGTCCGGATTGCGGGGAAGAGATGGTCGCCAGGTGGAGGCGCCAGCCAAGTTTGCTCCGCGGATTTTTGCGACTGATTGGCCTTGGCGTGGCGGCAGCCCTTTGCCTGGGCGGGAGGACGGATACCATCGTGGCTGGATCGTGCGTCGCCGCCTTGGCGATCTTATGGCCCGGGAAAAAACGGCGGGTATGGCTTTGCCGCGAATGCGAGAAGGAATACGACTTCAGCTAGCCAAGAGCTCGTAATCCATCCAGCAAACCGCGCAGACGGCGGCTCGGAGTCCGTCCGTCCACTCGGCTGGCCTGGTCGCTCGGCCTACGTTGAGCCACGGCAGGTCGCTAAGGCCGTAGCGCTCGCACAGCCGCCGCCAGTCCTCAGCCAGCCGGTCGAATCGCAGCATTTCGACCCCCAGGTCCTCACCAGCCGGCCCCAGGCACCAGGTCCGCCAGAATCCTCCGGGCCGAAGCGGGCTGTACAGCCCAAGCCATTGGTTCCGCACAAACTGCGGGAAGTCCCAGCCGGCCACTCGCTCCACGTACTCGGCCCAATCGACGGGAACGTGAAGGCGGTACTCGGGCAATACCTTGGCGGCTGCGGTTACGTTCCGCCAGCTGGATTCGATGATTTCGCAGGGGTCGCGGAGGACGGCAAACTTCAACCAGCCGACCATTTTCGGGCCGAATCGGCACCACGCTGCGTATGCGGTCGCGTGCTTGCCACCGAAGTTGTCCACCCGGGCTGCCGGATAGGCGTCCAGTAAGGCCTGCGTGATAGATGTTCCGCCGGTGCGGGGGATATGGATGAACACAAACCCCGGGTTCTCGCACCAAATCATGGCCTGGATTCTAAGTTTAGCACCATCTTCAGGGCCGGACAAAGCACCGGCTTGCCGGCATTGGCCGCAATCATGCGGGCCTGGTCCGGGTCGGATTCCACGAACAGGGTCGCCCCGAGCCTGCGGTAGTGCTCCGCCTTCCAAGCGGCAATTTCCTTGGGGCTAGGCACCTCGTCCCAGGGTCCCATCACCAATTCCCGATATTTGACCCCCCAGCGCTGAAGCCAGGCTACGGTCGGTTCTCGTTCCCGCTTCGGTCTGCCAGTAACGATGGCCAGCACCGGCCGCCGCCGGGGCACCTGCTTGGGCCTGCCGGCTTCGTCGCACAGCACGCCATCAAGGTCCGTCGCCATGCCTTCCGGATGGCCGCTATTCCAGAGATTCCACTCCAGGTAGTGCCACCCCGGGTACAAGGCCCAGTACAGGTCCACTTCCTCGATGGCTTGCGGATGGCAGTACACCACGGCGCGGCACAGCTCGGTCTCCGGCCACCAGTCTTTGACGATTGCGGTCCATCGTCTCATCTCGTGGCCATTCCAGGCGGTGTCATCAATCAGCACAGCCCGCCGCACCCGCCGGGCCAATTTGTCATCCATGCGCAACCCAGCCCCCAGGTCTGCCAGCCCGACAGTCGTAAAAGGTGACGTGGCCATCAGTGGCGCGTGCCAGTGCGTCGCCAGGATCGTCGCGGGAATAAGTCCAGACCGAGCGATCCCCACAACTACATCCGGCACCCAAGGCAACTGCGCGGCCAGCGCTTCGCTGTCGCCGGCCAGACGCTCCGTAGTGATATACGTAGCCGGCTGGATCACCCTCGACTGGTCTGCTGCCTCCGCTCGCCGCAACGCCAGGTCCAGTATCCTCGAAGCCATCTGCCGCTTGAACGGCAGCCACCCAAGGAAGGTCCGCTTCTCGGCCTCGTGGACGAGGCGGTCGAGAATCTCTTCCCGCCTTTGGCGGCAGCCCTCGACTCCCCACGCGTCCATCTGACGGGCGAACTCCTCGCAGCCGCAACCGCGCGTCGGCCTGACGCCCATCGCTTGAAGCAGCTTGTGCAGCTCAGTGCCGGGACCTCGGATTGGGGCTACCGAGGGGTCGAATCGCTGCGGTTCAGCGGGGTTGGGGGGCGGCTCCACAACCAAGCACTCACGGTTTACACCACAGCGTATTGGCCGCAGCCGCCGCGGGTCGCATCGCGGGCAGAAGCACACACCGCCGAGGCCCGGCTGCAAATCACACAGCATACCTAAACCCCCTCAACACTCCACGAGCCCGTTGGAACTCCTGAAAACAAGTTCTCGTCTCCCGATGCCTCGCAGAACAATTGAATCTGCTGCCAGCAGTTATACGATGGGTCCGATTCTCGAAATTGCTGGCCGCTAATCATTGTCCCAAAACAATTGGCCCAAGCCTCGAACACGTCGCCTGGCGGTGCCAGCCGAACACGCTGATGCACGTTGAGCGTCCAGTCAGTGCCAATTGGCGCGTACACCCACAGCTCGATATGCCGCTGGCAGGGGTCTTGGGGGTCCCCGTCGCCACTAAGTTTTACCAGCAGAATCACATAGGCCGAGTAGCCAACGACGTTCCAATTGCTGTCGTAGATTCGCACGCGCCCGCCGCTGAACTTCTGGCCCCAAGCTGGGCAGCCGTACTGTCGAATCATCGCGTCGGAGCTATCCGGGGCAGGGGGCAAAGCCCAAGTGCCGTTCAAATCCGTCCAATCGAGCCGCAGGCCACTGCCGCACCTGGAATCCTGAATGGTCTCTTGAACCAGGCCCGCGAACGTCAGCAGCATCGTCTGAGGCTTGGGGCACTCTCGGCACGTGGGGTAACGGATGGTGCCGCCTCCTGGCTCGTAGAACTCCAAGGCCGCGCTCGGCCCCTTGCTTCTCTCGGCCTCGGCCTGCGGGGAGGCGTGCAGAGTGACCGTCGCATTGGACAGGTCGCAGCCGTGAGTATTCCCCCTCGCATAGCGCAGGACCAGACCTTCCAGCCTTTCACAGCTCCCGTTCCACTGCGCCTCAAACTCCGGGTCGCCGTACTTGAACACGACTCTTTGCCCGGCCTGCAAGCTCAGCGATATGCTGGAGGGCCCCAGTTCCGTAGGCAAGCAACCCGTGGCTCTGTCGCCCGTAGCGCAGGCCCAGTGCGCTTGCTCGACGAGATTCAACCGGTACGTCCAGCCGCTATGACAGCCGCAGCCTCCAGCCCCTCCGAATCCGGCCAACGTCGCGTAAATCGTCCGTGGCTCCTCGCCTACGGGCGCGCCGTAGCAGCAGCACGAGGGAATCTCCTGGTGGTAGCAGCACTCAACCAGTTGAAGCGCAACCCTCGGTGGTTCGCTAGCGTTACACAGCCAGGCACAATCAGAGCACCCGTAGTTGGAGCCGTCCTCTAGAATCCACGAATCGTACTGGCTGTCGCAGCATGTGCAGCCAGGCCAGCAGGGCCACATATCCAGCCCGAGTTCGCCGCCTGGGCAGAGGTGGAAGTTCATGCCAGGGTCCTCGCACGGCCCGCGAGGGTTCAAGACAAACTCTTTCGTAAGCACCCAGGCCGGCGAATGATCCAGCGAAATGTACGGCTTCTCTTTGGTGATGTGGATTCGGGCCACGCACCTTTCCTGCCCAAGGCTTTGCAGCACCACAGACATCCAGTATTGCGGGCAGGTATCGCACGCCGGCCGGTAAACAGGCCCCCACCAGACACACCCGTAATTTTCGGACGTTCCGTGCCCTATCCAACGCTGCCCTGGCACCAGCCTGGTGAAATTGTGCAGCCAGTGGCTTCCGTTCAGCCGCAGGCAGCAATCGCCCTCTCCGCTATGGTATCCGGTCCTCCGGCCGTGCCCTCCTATGTAGACGGCTAGGCACGTAGGCACAAGCGCGCCGGGGTCGGTGCCTGTGCATTCGCGGCAGTAATCCTTGCAGCTTTTCCACGTGCCTCCACAGCCCATCAGCACTCGGCTCCATCGACGACAAGCCGCATGGCCTGATCGTGCCAGTACGCAGTCACCTTCTTATTGGCCGGGATGGTCGTGCCGAGAAACCGTGGAGCAAACACCGTTGCGTTCCAGGTGGTATCCTGCCAGCCAAGACCGGTCAACTGCCAAATGCTCATGGTAGCGCTGCCATCAGGAGCCAACGCAAAATCCAACACCCCGTCGTACTTCACGAACGGATTGACGCCCACAAGCAGCGTGGCCCACTTGGTGCCGACGCTACTGCGATCAATGTCCAGAATCAGCGCCCTGCCCCCAGGGTAGGACCGCAGCCGCGCGTATTGGCCATCCTCGATGTCTGCCCTGAAGTGCCAGGTATCGGCCAGGTAGACCTGCGCCCGTACCACGCCGGCGACGAACGCCAGGCCAACCGCTCCCCGGGGCACTGGGTCCCGCAGCACGCCCCAACGCCCTGCCACGTGCGAGCTGCCGTAAGTCCCGACCGCAGGGACTTCGCCGACGAACACTGGGCTGGCCCAGTATTGGCTCTCGTTCTCCGCCGGCGAGAACACTGCGCTGCCCAGCCCGACCACTCCGCCGCGCGGCCAGTCGTAAGCGGAGTCGTTCCGCACCAGCACGGCCGTCGGCCTGAGCGCCGCCCTTTGCTCAGGAAGCAGGGCCGCGTGCGCCTGGCGTTTCACCCACTCGGCCGCATCGATGAAGCTATTCCACTCGGCCGCCGAGGGTCGGAATTTCTCACCTGGCAGGACCTTCGCCATGGGTCAGACCAAGAGCAAGCTGAAGTCGGTGTAGAGATACACCTGGTGAACGAAGACGCATAGCGGGGATTTCACTGCCTTTTTGGCGTTCTCGTCCACTTTGTCCTCAAAAAGGACCTCCAGATATTCCCAGCCGCGCTTCAAGGGGACAAAGATGGGGCCGACGTAGAAATTGAAGAGATTCGGGCTGATGGCGAACTTGTAATCCAGATCCCACTCTTCCTGCGTTTTCTGGGAAGCTGAGACCCCCAGAAAAAGCACTTCGCCGGCGGAGAACCCCTTCCAGGCCGCATTATTCACCGTGCCGGTCAACGAATATAGCACGTTGATGTAAGCGGGCGTCATGTAAGCCGCCGGCAGGCTCATGCGTAAGGACAATTCCATGCGCGGGCGCGTCACGTCCACGCCCTCGATGCCGTTGTCCGTTATGCCGATGGCCCCGCCGTAATTAGGGGGCGTTTTGCCTTCCGGGGCGTAGGCTGCCGTTGCGAAGCTTAGAGTCGCCTTCTCCGTGCCTCCACTAGTGTCGAAAGACCAAAGGGGCGAATCGACCGAAGGTCGGCCCCTCGGGCTGTATGTCACGGTTCCCCGCCACCAGCCATTATGGGCGATTCGTTCGACAGACCGCGATTGCCTGGGCATTCCGTTGTAGACCGCCGGCGTGTTATCCAGCAGTGCGCCGATCGCCTCTAGCTCATCGTCGGTTCCGCGAATGAAGAAGCTGAACTCCGCCGAGGGGTTCGCGCCCTCCGTAACGCGGGGGCTATCCCAGGTTTGTTCCACGACCACCGTCATGGCTCGAACTCCAGTCCGAGCTTCTCTCGCTGCCACATGCGGACGAGTTTTTCCGTATTTTCCGCGATTTTTTCGGTATTTTTCGCAGTAGCGTTGATGGGGCTGAGCATACCCAAACCGGGCGCGCCGAAGGCTGAGAAGGTCCCGATGGTGCCGAGCTTGCTCTCCATCGTTTGCTTGGCGGCCGCCGGCAGATTGAGCGCGGGCAGATTTCGGGCCGTCTCGCTAGCCGCTTTCTCGGCCGCCTTGGCATGGGCCTCAGCCACCGACTGCGTAAGTTCGGCCCGTGCCAGGTCTACCGCCTTTCGCGCGTCTTCGAGTTCGCGGTCGAGGACTTCTCGCCGCTTCGCCGGGTTGGCCAGGACCTTGATTCGCTCTTCCGCCGCCTTGCGCTGGGCTTCGACGGCCTCGATCTGGGCCTTGCGCCAATCTTCGACTTTGGCCACGAAGTCGGAAATATCGGCCGGCTTGCGCGTCCGCGCCCAATCTTCCTCCAAGGTTTGCAGCACCTCTTCCGGCCGCAAGCCTTGGGTTTTGGCGATGATCCAGGCCACGCCTTGGGCTACAACGTTCTGAGCGCCCTGCCAGGCGTCGTGCAATGCTTTGAAGACTACCGCCAACGCCTCGACGGCCCAGGCTACGGCCTGGACGACCTTATCCAGCACCCAATGAAAGGCGTCGCTTACAATCTGGGCGGCATCCCAGCCCGTATCGCCAAAGGCATTGCCGAACCAATCGAGGAAATCGTTCCATTTGGCCGTCAGCCAGGCCTTGAGTTCTAGCCAGGCCACGCGCAAAAGATTCAGGGCTATTTTGCCGGCCAGGGCCAGATCGCCCGATTTGAGGGCGTCGACGATCCCTCCCCAGGCGGCAAGCGCCGTCTCCTTGAGATTCTGCCAGCCGGCGGCGATGCTCTCGAAGCTTCCGGTACTGACCAGTTCCAGGGCAACCATGGCGGCTGCAACGCCCCCGATCATCGCCGCCACGGGAAGCAGGGCCACAAGCACCTTGCTTTGCAGGATAGTACCGACGACCTGCAATGCTTTCCCCAAGCCGAAAATCGCACCGCCGGCGACCGTCAAGGCCGCCGAAACCTTGAAGGCGGTGGCGATGAGGCTCTGGTTTTCCCGGATCCAGCCCACGATGCCCCTGACGAGCCCGAGAATTGCAGGGGTCATCTGGTTAATGACCGGCGCGACGCCGGCACCAATGGTTTTGACGACCCCGAGCAATCCGCCTTGCAACCGCCCAAGATTGTCGTTCAATTCGGCGGCCGCAGCGGCTTGCTCTCCAGTCATCACCTGGCCCAGCGCCCGGCCTTCTTCCATCATGTCCCGCAGGCCGGCAGCCCCCTTTTCAAACATAGGAAGCAGGCTTGTGCCGGACTTGCCGAAAATCTCCATCGCCAAAGCGGCCCTTTTGGTCGGGTCGGAAATACGGCTCAACCGGTCGCCGATCGCCTCGAATTGCTCTTCCGGTTTCAGGGCGGCCAGTTCGCTGGCCGACAAGCCCAACTCCGCCAAAGCTTCCTGGGCGCTTGCAGAACCGCTGGCCGCCTCGACCAGGCTCTTCTGCATCTTCCGGATGGTCCCTTCCACGGTCTCCAGGTCGGTGCCGCTCAGGCCGGCCGCGTAACCTAGGGCCGAAAGCGCTTCAGCACTGATGCCAGTGCGCTTACTCATCTTGTCCAGTGCGTCGCCGGCATCCGAAAAGATTTTGGCCGCGCCCAGAAGCCCGCCAAAGCCGGCCGCGCCGGCCGCAGCGATCTTTTTGCCGACGCTAGCGACCGACTTGCCCCAATCACTGATCATCTTCCCTGCCTTGGCCAGATCGCGCTGCAGGCCTTTGAGCGTCGCGCCGATTTCCACGAAGGCCCCGCCGGCCCGAATGGACTTAGCGCCCGCCATATTCATTCCCTTTCAAGATGCCTAATTGCACGAGGTCTTTCAGCCTTACGCTGGCCGCCTGCGCCTTGAAGTACGGGTGGAAATCCTTGGCGTCCATCGCTCTGGCATTTTTGGACCGGTTGATGTTGTAGAGCATGGCCAGCAAGGCCGAGGTGTGCCACCAGGCCTCAATCCGCCGGCCTTCGGCCATCCAGACCAGTTGTCGCAGGGTAAAAGGCCTTGGATTCACGCCCAAGGCCCCAGCTAGTTGCCAGACTGTTCGCCAAGTCGCTTCCGGATCTCCGCCTCGATCCCCTTTTCCGCGAAGATCGCCATCTTTTCCGGCATCTCGTCGTAAGCCTTCTCCAGGGCCATCCGTACCGCTACGAATAGATTCTTCCTCTGTTGATCCTGGCGGAAAAAATCGACGATCTCGCTCAAAAGGGCCTCCCTGGCAGCGCAAAAACTGGGGCCGTCAAGCAGTTCCAGGAATTGCTCCTCGCTTGTGGGCCTCGGCGCCTTCGCCTGATGCTGGCATAGCTGCCATAGCACCTTGCCCGCAGCGACCGGATCGGTCATTACGCGGACGAAGCCGTCGGTATCGAGAATGTCCAGCCTGGTCGGTTTGGGCTGGCCGTCGGCAGCGTCCACCACAATGGTGCTGCGAATCTTAGCAGCCCCCGCAATGGTCAGCTTGAAGCTCCAGACGTTGCCTGCCGCATCGGTAAACTCGGCCATTTGCGGTCCTCCTCACCGAGTCTTACAGGGCAGTCGGCTTCAAGGTGAAGTCAATCGTCATCACGTCTTCCAGCGGCTGCGGCGTGCTCAGGCTGATTACCTGCCACTTGCCCATGTACGTCAGCGTGGGATCGGAGAGCGTCACGCTCAGCGGGCTCCCGCTGTTATAGCTCGTGAAAAGGTCCTGAATCGCCTGGTCGTCCGAATCGTAGACGGCCGTACCGGAAATCTGCAGCTCCTTCAGGGCCAGGACCGACTGCCGGAAGCCGCTGGAGCCGCGGCTGGTCACGTCAGCTTCGGCGCCACCCAATTCGACCGTCACTTCTTTGGCCAGGGTCAATTCGTGCTGGTTCGGCGATTCGCCGAACTTGATGGTGGCCTCCCGGCCGAGTTTGTACGTGGTAGCCATCGTTTATCCTCCTTGTTCTCTCTGGGTTATTGCGGGTCTTCATCGATTTCCACTTGCCAGAATAGCCCTGTTCCCAGCGTTCCGGTGCCGGCGTTGGCGGTTACCACGACCTCCAACCAGTCGCCCACCACAAGCCCGGCGCTGGCGATGCTGGCCGCGTAGAGCGTGCGGGCGGATTTCGTCGAGTCCAGGGTGATGGCGCTGGCCAGAATCGAAGTCCCGTTCTTTTTCAGGTCCACCGTAATCGTGGCGTTCCCTGTACAAGGGGTGATGCTTCCTACCTTGAACGCCACCACGGTTCCGGTAGCCCCGAAGACCCCATGGATCGCCCGCGTTTCGCTCGCCGCCGTACCGGCTTGCCCATAGCTTTTGCGGTGCTTGTGGACCAATTTGCTCGCAGCGATCTTCGCGCCGGCGGCAACCTGGTCATTGGAAACCGCCCCCGCAGGAAGAACAACGTCCTTGAAAGTGATCGTGTCGGCGAAATAGATTTTTTCCTCGATTCGTCCGGCCATCCTTCGTTCTCCTCTCTATTTGATTGCATTCTTCCAGGCTTCGGCGATTTTGTCCTTCTCCTTTTCCATGGCGACCCGCATGTAGGGCCGGGCCGCGATATGCGCTGTACGGTATCGCTGCGGGTAGGCACGGCCGCGGATTCTGTACCGCAGGTCGCGCCGGAACCACGTTCCGCCGATCAATTCCTCCAAAAGGGTGATTTCGCCGCCATGCTCCAGGACCCCCGGCACGGCGCCTTTGACGGGCTGGCGATGCCGGTCGAAGTACACGATATGCACGGCTTCGGGACCGACGACGCACACCCGGTTGTCCGGGTCCCAGGCGAAAAACAGCCGGCTCCGCAAGAGGCTTTTCTGCCCGCCCGTATCGTGCGTCGAAGGCGGTTCCCCGGGGCGGCTGATCCTCTTGCGGCTGCGGAGGAGCTTATGGGCCGTCCGCCAGACGAAAGCCCCGCCCTTGGACAGCACGCGCGCCTCTGCCCGGCCGACGGCCTCGATTACCGCCTCCTTATCGAAGAACCAGTTTTTGGAATCCGGCTTAAGAGCAATCACGGATGTCCGTAACTCACGAAAGTCAGCGAAATCACGCTGGTGAAACACTCCCCTTGATCGAGCTGTTCGATGGCGATCGCCGGCTCGATTTCCGTAGCCGTGCAAACCGCCCTTTGGCCGTCGGGCGTCAGTTCCAATAGCGAAGCCCAGCTAGCCAGATCTTCCACGAGGTCCAGAAAATCCTTCTGGTAGAAGCCGTTGCCGCTGTTACGCCAGGCCAGTGCCAGATTCAACTTGCAGGTCCGGGATTCGGTGGCGCGTCCGCCTAGCTCGATCTTTACGCTTTCGGGCACGACCCATGCGCGGTAGGGCCTCCCGGTGGGCAATTCCTCGAAGCTCGGGCGCGGACGCAACCCGGCCGACACCTCCAGGGTCCCGGAAAACTCCGAGGCGAGCCGGGCCGCCAAATCCTCCATCAGGGCATAAAGCATCACTGCACCTGCTTGGCATGGACCCGCAAGATCGTGCGGTACGGATCGGCCCAGCGCCATTCGGGCTCGCCGGCCGGGGCAAGCACCTCGTATACCGCTCCGTCGCCCAGCCGGACCCTATCGCCCCGCCGTGGGGTGCTGGGGGAACCGGCCAGAACCAACTCGGCAGCAGGTATCAAGAAATCGCATTCGGTCCAGCGCATTTGCACGCCGCCGAAGTCGGCCAGTTTCAAAAGGCTGCGACCGCGGCTGGCAAATACCTCGACCGCGCCCACACCGGGCCGCTCATAAGTCGCCGCGCCGGCGGCATTTTCGCTCAGTTGTTCGGCCAGCCATTGGGCCGCGGCGCTCAGCACGTCGCTCATGGCCCGGACTCCCGAAGCTGTTTCAGGACTTGCTTGCTCTCCACGGCGAAGCTCCGCATGGTTTGTTCCACGCCGCAGAGGACCGTTTGGAATTTCTCGAAGGCTCTCTCGAAGCGGCCGAAGGCGTCGGCGTTCCTCTGCATGGCCGCCGAGAACTCCCGGGTCAGTTTCAAAAGCTCGCGGATCTGCCAGACCACGATCCCCAGAAGGACCACGGAGAAGCCGGCGAAACCGTATTGGATGTAGGGGTCCATGAGATCCCGCATCGCTACTCTGCTCCTTCCGGATCCACGACGCCGCGCACGGCCCATCCGTCCGTCCAGCGGGTATCGCGGAAGTAACTTTCAGGCACGACGCCGAAGCCGGCCTGGCCCCAATCCGATCCCCAGGAATTGGCCACCTCGATGCCCCAGGTACTGCCGCGCTTGGCGAGCCCGACGCCGCACATGGCGTGGCCACCGCCACCGCCTCGGCGGTCGGGCACCCAGCCGTCCGAATCGACGTTGACGAAATTTGCCCCCACCAGAACGCCGAAGGCCACCAGGAAGCCGAACTGCAAAGCGCTGGCCAGTTGATCAAAGCTGGGGCAGTCCCAAGCTTCTAGCACCCGGAATTTGGCCGCCTCTTCCTGCCAATTGGCCGGCCAATTTCTGCGATGCCAATCCAATTGTCCCACCGTGCTGGCTTTACAAACGCCCTCTTTCTCCAGCGCCACGATGGCATCCGACAATAACGACCCGGCATCCATTCCGCCGTTGATTCGGCCGTAAAGGTTGCCCGCTGACAGTTCTACGAAAGGAAGCCCTACCTCGGCCCTCAACGTTTGCAGGGTTTGGACCGACGCGAACGCGGTGCAGGCTCCTTGCCCGTCCTGGTCCAAAATTTTCGGCACCAGGTGCCGATAAGAAACCGGTTTCCACTCGGAGCGGGGCAAGGTGCGGGCACCTACCCGCTCTTCCCACAGTGGCAGCACTTCGCCGGGAGCGTGGATTCTGGGCCTACAGCCCAGGATAATCGGCCGATTTTTGAACTCGATTACCGTTACCATGGCAGTGGGCACCTACCGGAGGGGCAATTGGGCACTACGGGCACAAGCCTCGGCACTAGAGGCACGAGCCGGCGCGGGGCCGCCTTCGGGAGGATCCCGAACTCGGCCAGAATCGACCGAAACTCGTTGGCCGATTCCGGCACCTTGCGGAAATAAGCTTTCGTGCCCCCGTCGTAGATGTAGAGCAGCGGCAGACCTTGTTTCAAGGCCTCGGCCAGCACGGGCTTCAATTCGCTTGGCGTCTGCCCATGCTCGTCCCGTACGTCCTTGTCGAAGACCCGGAAATTCCAGCCGGCGGCCGCCATCGCCTGCCGGCTGACCCGATCTGTGATGGCTTCCGCTTGCCCAGGCGTCCGCTCGGCGGTTTCTTCCAGCCACCAGATCGACTTGCCCACGGGGCTCGGCTTGGGCGGCTCAGGCGGTACGGGGCCGGGGGGAGTAGGGGGCACAGGTGGCACCGGGCCGGGGCCGGGGCCGGCGCCATTACGGCACTCATGGAGGAGGAGCGTTACCCTATCCCCCTCGGCATACCCGTACAGCACGAGGAAGGTCTGCTCCGTGCGGCTGGCGAATACCACCGCCGTTCCGCCGCCGGGCAGAAGCACCGGGAGTGACTTTTCTTCGGCAGTCTTCGGCCAGAGTCGCCAAAGGCCATTTGCTGGAGCGTCCTGCACTTTGAAAACGGCCATGTCGCCGGGCAGCACCGCCTCCGGGCCGACGATCTTCGGTTCACCGGCAAGACCTCCCAGCGGCCAGAAGGCGACAAGAATCCACAGGGCCCCTTTGCGCATCGCCTACTCTCTCTTCTCGATTGCCGGGGGCAGGAGTTGGCCCAGTAGGACCAGCAAATCCCCGATCTCTCGCATGATGCTCACGAGTTCGCGCAGGGTTATCCTGCCGTCCTCGCTGGCCTTGCGGATTTCGTCGATCACGTCACGGATTTCTTTCACCAGATCCATGGCTCACCTCACTGTTCCAGCCGCACCCGTACCGTCGCATCGGCGGACGCAGCCGCTTTGACCGCCTTGCCCATGTACTTGGTGCCGGTTGCGCTGGTAGTCGCGTACTTGTTGGTGTCGTCCCAGTAGACCTTGGTCCCAGCGCTGATGGCGCCGGTGGTCTTCACTACATCGAAGACGCCTGTCACCGCGATCGCGCCGAGCTTGTTGGCCTCGATAGCCTGGACGGCCACACCAACCAGGTCGCCTTGAACGACCACCTGCCCCGCCGCGACGGCGGACGAAGGCGTGTAGTCCACTTTGTCGCCTTCCTGAACGAAGGTTGCTTCAGCCATTGTGGTTTCTCCTGTTTTTTAGGTCGCCACGTTCTTGATCGCCCCGCGGTAGTCCAATTGGGCGGTGCCGAAGTCGAAATAGCACCGCATGGACAACCCAAGCACTTCGAACGAAGCGTCCGTGGATTCGATGGTCGGAGCGCGGCGGCCGTCCAGATAGGCCACCTGGAAGGCCGGTAGTAGCGCCGGGTTGGCCAGCAAGTACCAGGTCGTGCTTGAGTAGCCCGGAATCGCCGAGCTGGCCAGATAGGGGCTGACCACCACCGGGAATCGCCCGCGGAAGGGATTGTCCGTCGGCTCCTTCTTGTCGGTCGAACCGGCCACGGCCAACGTGCGGCTCACGAAAATCTGGTCGGCCAGCGGCTTCAATTGGGGCGGCACCAGCAAGTACCAGGGCGTGGCGTAGATCGGGTCCCCGCCGGCATCGGTCATCCCGAACATGGCCGCCTCGGCCTTGCCCAGGCCGTCGATGCTGAGCGGATTGGCGGTCAGCTTGTTGCCTTTGGTCGTGGCGTAGAAGCTGTCCGAAGCCTCCATCACCTTCTGGTACAGGGCCTTTTCCACGGCCAGCCGGGCCTTGCGGGCCAACTGGGCCGTCAGGCTGCGGAACGCCCCAAGATCGTCGTTGACGATGGCCTGGCGGCTCAGAGTGAGCATCTGCCCATAGGTGTCCAGCTTGTTGGTATAGCTGGTCTCGGACAATTGGCCGTGCTTCAACTCGCCAGTCGGGGCCACCTGGGCGAACTCACCAAGATGATCCAACCGATAAAGCGTGTGAACATGGAAGTTCGAGAAGTCGGCCTGGTCCGCGATGGTCTCGTAAGTGGCCTCGACGGCAGTAAAGGCGTCCAGGAGCAGCTTGTTGGCCGTCGCGCCTAAGATCCCGGGCAAGTTGATGCTCGAAAAGCCGGCTGCCTGCACATGGCTGTGTTGCGCTTCCCGGAGCGTTTCGTAGAAGGCCCGGGCGCCGTGCGGCGCATCAAAGCCTTGGGCCTTGAGGGCCGTCGCCAGCACGCCGCGCATTCCCAGGCGGCGGAATTGCCAGGCCCGTTCCACCACGTCGGGGCCGAAATCGCGATCCTTCGCCAGTGTCTCGTCGCTCACGCCGGCGGCCAGGCATAAAGCGGCCACCAGCACTTCCTGGGTCGGGGCTTTGTCCGCGCGCAGTTTGGGCGGCTGCGGCCTGGTCGCCCGCAAGATCGCCAACTCGGCCTGCTCGGGCGTCCATCCTTCGGATTCGGCCTGCGCGGCAATCTTTTCTAAGACTTCCATGTCCACACCTGGCCGGCTGGCCGCTTCCTCGACCAAGGCCCTGATGGTATCGAGCCGCTGCCGCTCCCGCTTGGCACGGGCGATGACTGCGGCGGGCGTCAAGTCTTCCGGCGGCGGACCGCCCTTAGGTTCGTTGTCGTCCTTGTTGGCGTCCATCCTGCTTTCTCCTTTCTTCTGAAAATTTACGTTCGGGGCTTGGGCCGCAATCGCCGCGAACGAATTGCGGTCGGCGCCCAAATCCACGAGGCTGATTTCATCCAGTTGGCTTTGTCGCACGAGATACAAGGGGCCGTCGAAACTCTTGCCGTTGGCCTGGGCCTGCGTGCCCGGTTTGACGAATTCGTAGGTCAACACGGTGGCCCCGATGGAAGCACGCCACGGAAAGCCGTTTTTGGCGCTGGCGATGATCTCGCGGGCCGCCGGCGTGTCGCGGGAAATCACGCCGGCCGCCACGACCTGGTTCTGGGAAACCTGGATCGTATCCGTATGGCCGACGCCATTGTCGGGGTTGTGGTTGTAGCGAAGGGGCAAGGTCTGGCTCGGTACTTGCAGGCCGGCCAGGTCGATCACGACCGGAAGCCGCCAGCCTTGCAAGCGCAAAGGCCCGCCCGTGTAGACGAGAATCTTCACCCGGGGCAGAGCGGAGGAGCCTTCGCCGGCCTGGGCCTCGATCTTCACGTTGCCCGCTTCGCAAAGCAATTGCAGCGTCTTGGCCGCATTGGCCTTGGCTTCATCCCACTGATGAATGCAAACCGCCGCGCGCTGCGATTGATCGGGGAACTCTTTGTTCATAACGTCATCTGCCATACAACGCCGGATAAAGTCTTCTCTGCTTTCATCAGGGGCAGGTTCAGGCAGTGGCATCTTGATTCTCTCCGTCGGGCTCCTCCTAGTTTTCCCGAGCTTCCAGAAGCCGATCGAGAACGATTCGCTCGATCTCGGCCTAGGTCACGCCAATCGCCCGCAAAAAGACTTGCAGGTCCAGCCGGCCGCTGGCGTAGTTGTAGCCCGAGAAATTGCCCATCACGATTCCCGGCGGCATCCCCAAGGCCCGCCCGATTTCCTGGAGGAATTGCCGGACGAAGAATTCTTTGTTCATTAGTTCATCTCCCATGCACCTGGCGATGAACTCGTTCCTCTTTTCATCGGGATGAGGTTCAGGCAGTGGCATCTTGATTCTCTCCGTCGGGCTCCTCCTGGCTTTCCCGAGCAGCGCCCGGGCCGCCTGCTTCCAGCCCGAGTTCCTGCATCAACGCCTTCTCCTTTGCCCTCTGGCGGAGGGCTTCCTCCCAATCGAACCCGAGCTTCCCGTACTCCTGTGCCAGGGTCGTGGCGTTGACGGCCAGAAGCGTGGCGGCCGCGTTGGCTTCCGCTTGCGGGTCCACGTGCGGTACGGCGTCCCAGAACCATTGATGCGGCAAGTCCTCTACGGGGCCGATCTGCTCGGGCAGAAGATTGCGCACCAATACAGCCTCATCGAACCAAGCTTCCAGAAGCCGATCGAGAACGATTCGCTCGATCTCGGCCTGGGTCACGCGAATCGCCCGCAAAAAGACTTGCAGGTCCAGCCGGCCGCTGGCGTAGTTGTAGCCCGAGAAATTGCCCATCACGATTCCCGGCGGCATTCCGAAAGCCCGCCCGATTTCCTGGAGCAATTGCCGGACGAAGTCCGGGTAAGTCGTAGAGGGCTGCTCGGCTTGCAGCTGAACGACCTTCCAGCCGGCCGGCACGGTAAGCATGCCGCTGCGTTGCAGCGGGATCTCTTCCCAAGCCTCGGCATCCTCCACGCCGTTGGCGGGCGGCAAATCAGTGTAAAGTAGCGCGGCGAAACTGGCGGCCGTTTCCGCCGCGCCTAGTACCGCCATCGTGTAACGCCGCAATTGGGCGAAAAGTCCCAGCACGGGCGTGAACTCGGGAATCCCCCGGGCCTGGCCGGGACGATCGGCCCTGAACCAGTGGATCATCGATTCCGCCGGCACACGTTCGAAATCGGCCTTCGGATTCCACCGCAAAGAACCAGGGTGGTCCTTCAGGACGTGGTACTCGATGGGATTGCCGACCGAATCGAATAAGATGCCATCTACTTCCTGTTCCGGCAGTAAAGTCTGGTCCGTTACCTGATCGGCCTCCACCAGCCGCAGGTCGAGGCTCACCGGGCCAATGCGCCCGTTGGTGATAAGCAGCGCGAAAGCCTCCCCGTCCACCGCCCGGGCAATCCGCATCGTCCGCAGCTTTTCGGCCAGGCGGATTTGCTTTGCCCATTTGGTCCATAGCCGCTCGATCCGGTTATTCGCCTCCTCATCGTCCAAGCGCATCTGAAGGCGGGGCCCGGTGCCGATAGTGTAGTTCGCCAGCGTCTGTACGATGCCGGCCGCATAGGCATTGTTGCTCACCTCGTAACGCGTGCGGTTGCGAAGTACAGCCCGGACCGCAGCGCTATTGGCCGCGTTGGCCGAAAGGGCATCGGCATTGGCCCAGTGCCGCTGGTTTTCCGCGGTAGTCTGCGCCGCATCGTACTTGGCCCGGATCAGCCGCAGCTGCGGCTTCGGCTTTCTGAAGAATCTGGACAGCGGCCAGGCCAACATCCAGGCCAACATCAGATCGTCCCTGGAAATTGAATCTTCTGCAGCAGCAAGCCCTTCCATTTCTTCTTTTGGGCTTGCTTGCCCTGGAGATAGCGGTCAGCCGCGATTTGGTCAGGCAACGGATGCTGGGTAGCCGTCATGCCATCGACGGACACCGTCTGTGGCTTGGTGGCATTGTCGGCGAGAATCTCTTCCAAATCAGCCATTTTTTCGCCTCCTTGCTGATTCTAGGCGAAAAAACAGGCATCGCACGCCGCCCAATAGATCGCGGCATTGCTACCGGTAGCACTATTTCCGCCAGTCACGATCGGCTGACCAGTGAGCAAGCTCGACCGTCACCGTGCGGTAGCCGCAATGACGGCACTGGCGACGCCTCCGGATCCGATCGCCCGGCAGTCGCTCGGTGTGGGTAACGTACCAGTGCGCGCAGCCGCAGCGCGGACACCGGATACCCGGTACTTCCTTGAATTCAGGCTCCATGCACCATCCTTATCTTCCCATCTTCTTTTGCAGCCGTTGCTCGGCGAAAGAAATCTTCCGTCTGAGGATAGGGCCTTGTCCTGCGAGTTCTACGCCCAGTGTCGAGGCCCCGACGCAGCAACCCACCAAACAATCCAACCAATGGTTGTCCGTGCATCCGGGCCGCAGCTTCCACTCATCGACCGTTCGTCCTCTGGCCGTCGTGCGAATGGGTTGTTCCGCTAAGAGATGGTCGGCCAACAGGACGTGTTCCTTCCGCTCGGTCCCATTGAGCACCAAGGCGCCGGCTGCTCCGGGCGAACAAGTCAGCCGGGCGCGCAGGAACGACTTCCAGAAGTTCGTGTCAAAGACGATGTGCCGAATGGCGCGATCCGCACGAATCGGCGGGATTCGCCAGTTCAGGCCCATTCGCTCCCCGTGCTGCATCCGATGCTCAGAGAATGGCAGACTGGACGCCCCCACGTATCGCCCATGGCTCGGCAACAGGACGCTGGCATAGGTGGATTGCCGGCAGAAACGATAAACGACATTGGTCATCGTACCCCAATTGGCATCGACCAAGCACCGCTCCACCCGCAGTTCGCCCCCCTCCTGCTTTGCCCATGCCTTTCCCAGAATCCGCTCGCTAAGGCGTCCCAGGCCTTCATACAGCGTGGCCTCCAGGCTTGGGGTCCGTAGATATTCGGCCAGCGTCGGGGCCGCGTCGTACAGCGTGAAATACCGCCTTCCCTGATCAGGAAAAGCCCCGTAGTCCACGAGGTGCCCACTGAAAGTGCCCTCCCATCCGACCACTGCCCAATAAAGCAGGTTTTCGTGGCAGTCGATAAAGGCGGTCAAGTGGATACATCCGCTCGGCACAACGCCCCTTGGACAGCGGTTCAATCTGGATACGATGTCGTCCGGGCTCAAGTCCGTTGCTTGCTGCTCCGTCGCCGGCAGCGGTTCATTCTGATACTCAGCCCAAAAAGCCGCCTCATCCTGGAGTTTTAAGTTCATCGCGTGCTGTACCGCCGATAGCTCGTCCGCGTTATACCGGGCAGGCCAAGCCACGAGCGCCCCCTCGTCCATGGCCTCCCGATTCTGGCGATAGAAGTCCGTGGCGTCGGCTAGGCCCCGCCCGGCCCGCAAGCTCTCCGCCAGGATTTCAGCGTACTGTTTCCAGAGGGCTTCATTTTTCGGGAACTGATAGATGAGCTTCGTTCGTTCTCCGTTCCACTCCGGATGCTTTTGGGGATTGAGGATGTTATCGGCCATGTCCCCTGGTCGGATGACCGTGCAGGGCATGATGCCACTGATCTTTTTGCCCGGGCCGGCCAGCCCTAGCACGGCCCCAGCCAAAATCGCCTCCCGCTGGGCGCACTGGCTCGGCGATCTGGCGCTTTCGTCCGTCTGCGGATCATCGATCACGACGAGGCTGGGCCGGACCATCCTGCCGTCCGGCCGGCGGAACTTCATGCCCCGCAGGCCTCCCGTGATTCCCGTCACCCGGAGAATGGCCCCGCTCGCTCGGCTGTTGGGAACGGTTGGCAGCACAATCTGGCGGGCGGTCCATTCGATATGCGTCCGCTGGCCCCCTACGAGCTGGCCCCGACAGCGGTTGGCGATGCCTTCCAGGGCATGTATGGGGCCAACCGCCTCCGAGAAGTCCTCCTCCAAAAGCTCATTGCTCTCCAGCTCAGCTTTGATGTTGGCCAGCATGTTCTGGGCGTGACCTTCGTCGGAGCCGATTAAGCACACGAATTCACGGTGTCCAAAGAGGACTGCCCACAGGCAAGCGATTTCGGCCAGCGTCGTCTTGCCGGAACCCCTGGGCATAGCCACGGCGAATAGGCCCCCTTCGAGAACGGCCTTCTCGATCTTGGTTATGACCCGCAGGTGATCGTCGGACCAGGGGAGGGTAAAGACCTGGGGGAAGTAGGTTTCGCAGAAATAGCGAAAACTTCTGGCCGCTTTGCGTTTTTTGCGGGGGTGTTTGGGCGGGTGGACGGTCTGAGATACGTCCCGACCCAGAAGGGATTGGGTCCGGAGGATTTTTGCAACTTGTTGCCGCCTTTTTTCGTACTGTTTGTTTGGCGGCTGCCGATCCATCAGGCCTCCGAGCCGTCAGTTGCTAGCTAAGTGTACCCAGATTTTCGGGTGTTCCCGTAGGGCCGATCGCCGCCGCAAAAGTTTGTAGGACCCATAGCTTGGGCCAGCGCCACGCGCACGGCACAGCGGGCCGGCCTAGGGCACAACGGCAGGAAAGGACAAGCGTCCGTCGTGTTTCCGGTTACGAGTCGCCATTGGCTTCCCATTGGCGCGGGTCCGCCAGGGCCCACCTGGGCACGTCGATGGCGTGCAGCCATCGTCCTGCGTCCAGCCAGGTGGGAGCATATCTGGCCAGTGCGATTGCACCCAGGCCAGTGGCTTACGCAGACGCACGTCATCGGCACCCTCCAGCAGGCGATCCAGCCAGACCCGGTGCTCGGGCAGGCACCAGGCCATCGCTTGCTCGTCCACCGGCAGGTCTCCCAGTCTTCCTGCCAACAATCATCCACGCAGCCAAGCTACCCATCCTGAGTGGATCGTGGCACCAGCGTCAGCTCGATCAGGCCACGCCGGGTCGTGCGGATCCGCCGAAAGCCGGCCCGGCGAAAACAATACCCAGGCACCGCAGAATCCACGCGGCGCGGGTCTACCCAGGTGGTAATGGCTTGCCCAGGCCACCGCTGCCAGGCCAGGCGGCAGACCTGCCGGATCAGCTCCGAGGCTCGTCCCCGGTGGTCCTCACGCCGGAAACACGTCAGCCACACTCCACTGCGACCATCCGCCAAGCGTCCCCGCCGAAAGATCGCCAGGCTGCGCAGGTCCGGCGTCACGAGGATCAGATACTCCCCAGGACCGACGATCCGCCGCAGGCGTCTCCCTGAGGTGTGCCGATACCGCCGGGCTGAGTAGTGCCGACGGTAGATCGCCGCCGCGTCAAGGTCGCCGTCTCGCACGCTCCAGAGCGCGTAGCACGGCAGCAATAGCTGGCGCTCCGTCATGGCGACTCCTTCACGAGGAGTAAGCGGCATTAGTACTACACATCATCCCTATGCTCTATCAAGACAGCCGAGTAGGTACACCCATCGGGCGCCACTATCTCGGCCTCGCTCTCGCCGTTGCAACCATAGTGTTTTTCACTCAAGAAACTCCCAACTCCTTACCTACTTGGGCCAGTCTCGGGGATCAGCCATCGCCCACTGCGGCACGTCGATCTGCCGCAGCAAGCGACTGATCTCCAC